AAGATTTCGTGGCATATAAACGTCAGCCGCTGTATAAGATTCCGGCAATAAACCAGTAGCAAATGCAACAGGTGATGAAGAATCAGTGATTAACTGTTCAGGTAGCAAACGAACTCTAGCGGCGTATATTTGAGCGTCATATGGAAGAACTTTGAATCTGAAAGATCCACGGAAAAACGCATATAGATATGAATAATAATCATACATATCAATAGAACGCGGTAACGTAGATCCACTAAGTAAAGGACTATTGACTTTTGAAGGTTGTATTTGATAAGCACCAGTAATTAAATTGCCGGCGTTTTGATCAGTGAAAACCCTATGAAATCGTTTAAGAACTTGACGAATAGAGGACACTTTTTCTCCCACTGTAATAGCACCACCTACATAATTAGTAGCAGGAAAATCTTTAGATGTTAATGGAGCTGTGACTGCACCAGTGGCTTGAATAACCTCTGGAGGCGCAATCACGGCTTCAGCTTCACCCACCTGAGCAACTGCGCGAGTCAATCTATTTAAGACTGTATCGGCAGTTAATGCTGGAGGAGGGAATAACACACTACTAGGATATATAGATGGAAGACGGGGTATTGAGAGTTCAAAGTCCGCTGCGGCGCCAACTTCTGTTATAACGTCGATAGATGAAGACACAGTACTAACTGCGCGAAGTTCGTTGAGTACAACCATATAAATGGTGCCCGTACTAAATGTATTATCGCGAGCAGTACCAGGGAATGCATTATCAACTAATAACCACTGTTGGATAGCGACAAACGGTACATTAAACTCTACATCCGTATCAGATCGAAGATCCACTACAGTAGAATAATTAGCATCAATATCGAAATTAGAAGGAAGAGTTACGCCATTTGAATAATCGCCTGGAACGTAAATAAGCCTGACCCTACCAGAATGAAATTTAGTTTTAACAAATTTGAAGTTGAAATTAATACCACCTCTCCATTGCCTGAAAGCAGCTGAAGTGTAAGCTAAAGTTGTTGGGGCATACTGAGCGGTGGATATAGTATAGCGATAGAAATTTGGGGTGATGGGCGCGCTGAACAGCACTGAACCCGCTGGAGACGTTGCATTCCATGCGAATCGAGTGTAAAACGTTTGCGTACGAGCGACATGAGATAATGCCATCTCATCCACATTCGTCCGAAAAAGCGAGGCATCAGTTTCAAGGGAGTTATCGGAAAGAAGTGAAAGAACATGAGAAGTGTCAACACCATCAGAGTTTGCCATAAAGCGAGTACTAGAAAGTTTCGTTACGTGGGGCGCTTCAATAGAAGTTGGTTTAGACCAACCGAATTGACGCGCGACGTCTGCGATATTTTTAGATACCCACAATGCAGGTTGAGCAAACTGTGATACACCGGGAATGTCAGCGACAGCACCTAAAGCAGTAGATATAGCGGAGGCAGTGGAGGTAATAATACCAGCACCGCCGGCTTCTTCCACTGCTTCAGAACCTATTTGAGCTGTTGCAGTGAGTGGCAATCCGGTTGGGTAACGCAATTGGATATTTTTAAAATTCATGAAAATTGTGTAATCAACAGTACCGGCTGATGAGTCGACTAGCGGAGAATAAACCACTAGCTGGAATCGACCCATCGAACCAATACCATTAGGAAGTTCTGAAAAAGAATAAGGACTTATATAAGGGACACACATAGTTGCTTCAGTACAGGTAGATAAATCTAAATCTATATGAGGGCAACCAGTAATTGGGGGGAGAAATTTGATGTTAGCATTTAAAGAAGTAACAGTTGATTTATAATAATCTTGTTTACCACCAAGGTATCTATAACCAGGAATCCAACTTAACAACAATCGGCCAGCTTGAAAGGGTTGAGAATTAACTTGAACCCGAATTTCACAGTCAGCACGAAAGCCGTAAAAGCGATCAACCTTAGTTTTATACATATCCTTGAATAATAAATCCCAGGGAAGTTCGAAAGCCTGAAGAACTGTTCCGCGTTCCACATTTGTCTGCCAAGCGGCAGTCACCATCATAAGAGGTCTTTCCAAAAAGGAAATAATATTATGAGAGCGACCATCATTGACACAGTCCATAAACGCATTGTTATATGAGACTGGATCAAGGTGGACATTAGAATTTGGAGCAATACCTTCAGAAGAGAATTTTAAAATTTGTTGTTGTTGAGTATAATTTTGAGTGTTTTGAAAATTTGCAGGTAAGTTTCTGACATTAATAGCTACCTAACCAATTAATGACATTTGATATATATCTAGATTTTAATGGGGCTGCCATTGGCCATCTTAATAAGTAAAGTTAAATAACTAAGCCTTAGAATTTAGTAGCAATTATATTAATTTTCCATATATCTAACATTATAATATAAAGATCACACTAAAAGTTTATTTCTGTATTCAATTGTTCATTCCTGAATTTGGCTAATACAGATCGCCTACTATCAGGGTTAAAAGTGATTCCAGTACCACGAGTGATGTTTAGACCACAAGCTACCATTTTAGGTCGCCAGTAATCATCTACATCACGATCGTGGAGGGCAAGTTCGGTAAGACAATACGTCGATAAGGTATCAACACATATCTGTAATGCAGATGCATTACCCGCACGAACCCAATTCGGTGCATCAAGGAGCACATTGATATCTATAGGGGAAACCCATAGCTGAATACTCTCTTCAAAGCGAAATTTGCGTTTGAGAAAAGAGACATCAGCTAGTTTTCGAGCCTTTACAATGTCACCTGTTTTTGCTTCGTCGGTCATGTCCATATCTAAATTAGTTTTAAGTACTTGTGTAAGAGTTTCCTGATTATACAAGTCTATAACAGAATGTCGTATATTCATAATGAAGTCATCTCCATAAAAAATAGACGATGTGTGCTCAAAAAACGCACTCATCGTTGCTAAATTTTCATAGAGCGGTTCATCTTGCATAATTGACAACCAAGAGTCAGCTAAGACACAGTGATTTACTATACTATTAAGTATAGCCGTCGCAGGGCAACCAGAAGGTATACCATTGCGAACGAAATAAACCAATGCGCCCTTCGCTTCTTCATGATTAGCAATATGCAAATGATTGAAACATTCCATTCCTAATTTATATATAAAGTCGTAAAATTGTTCTTTAGTTAAATTCCGACCGCATACCACATTACGATTTGCTTTGACAATGTTTTCCCAGTTAGCAAGTAACCAGTCACACATGATCTTCACGGCAACTTCAACGTAT